ATTTCTTCTATTTTTTTTAATTCTGCCATTACCTAAGATTTTGAAGTATTCTAATTTTATTTTTATTGTCAACGTGCAAGTATTCAAAGTACATTCTCATTAATAATGTATCCCTCCAGTCAGGGCTTCTACCAATATCTACCTTAATTTCAGCTTTTGGTTTTATTCTTAATTTTTGGTCATCATCAATACGATAAGATTGCAATTGTTCAAGGTCTAATGCAATATCATCTTTAAGGTCGTCGGCTACAATACAATTTTTTGCAAAAGATATTTCACGGGCATTTATTTTTTCCGCCAATTTATAACCGCACTGTGATTGTAAATTACTATAATTCTCAACAATTACTTTTCCGTGAATGTCATACTTTGCCCCAACCAAAGGAACTAACGGACTACTATTATTAACAAATCCCTTTATTCCACAATTATCTACAACACCACCACCAACACCATCATCATCAGCAACACATCTATCTTTAGGTATTTCGTATCTAACTCTATAAGTATTTATTCTTTGTTGTATTTCAGTAGTCGCAGAAATAGCAAGAACACAATAATCAATAATTGTTAATCCGTCCCAAATAGCAATTACAGCCTTATCAGAACCAAAGCGAGCAATATCAGCAGTCAAATACCTTATACCTGTTCTCTTTTCAATATTACCTCCAAATATTGCCATGATTGAATCGTAATCACAAAGAGAGTTAGGATTGTCATCATAATCAAAATTACCTTTCAAAAGCCTCTCAATCTTTACCTTGTCTGTAATCAGCTTCATGTTCTCAACATATTCTACAGGCAAAAAAGGATTGTCTTGATATAAAGCCCGAATAAAAACATATTCCTTTGGTAAACTATTTGCTTTAAAGTGTTTCCAGAATACCGTAAACAACCAGTTCTTTTTAGGGTTTGCAGTAATTAGAATCTTTGGAACAATTCCGTACTCTAAGTTATTCTGCCGACCTACACGTGTTTTTAATGTATCAAAAGCCAAAAAATTAACCTCTCCAGCCTCTTCAATCCAGCCTCCAGTAAATTCCTTAGAACCTAATCGCTCAAATAAAGGGTCTTTGTAAGGATAGTAAGATAAATCTAAAAATACAATCGCTGAACCATTTGAAAACCTAATTTCATTATCAGAATATTTCCAATCGTTGAAATTATAAGCCTTTGCAACTTTGCCAAATGATATTAAAACAGATTGTCTTGTGTCTTTAAGTGAATCACGACCAACAAACCAACGAGTATTCGGGAATCTCCAACACATTGTCATTAACCAATAACAACCAAGCCAAGACTTACCACCACCTGCTGCGCCTCCGTAAAAAACAAACCTAACAGGGTTTTCCCAGAATAGTTGACCTAATGCTATTTTCTGTTTCTTACTTAGAGTCGGATTCATATTTTTCTAATGGCAACTCACTACAATCTTTCATAGCACTATCAAAACCTTTGAATAAATCTGTGCCATCTTTTCCTGTAATCTCTTTCTTTTCTGGACTATACAAACCTAATAACTTTCTTCTCTCAATCAAGTTTGCTCTAATTTCAGATATGTAACGAACATCACCATAATTGATTTCAGATTTAACGGCTTCTTCAATTTCTTTTGTACTAATCTTAACTCCATTACCCAAGACCTCTCCTTTCTTTTTAGTTGATTTAAGCTCTTGGTCTAATACTGATTTTTCCCAAGCATCCCAAAGAACCTTAATTATCTCATCTATAATTGAAAGTTCCTTTTGTATTGCATCATCAACGTTTTGAACTCTTTCTGCTTTCCATTCCGCAAGAAGAGTCTTACAGTCATTGAATACTGTTTGCTTATTCATAGGCTTATCAAGATTTAACTGTTTAGTTACCTCTTTTGCTATTTCAGAATAAGAATACCCTCTTTTATATAATCGCCCGACAATTTCAAGTCTTGCCTGTTTGAGTTTAAGTCTTATCTCTTTTGCATTCATATTTTACGTATTTGTTTTTTACGATTTACTATCTTTCAGCAGAAATAAAAGAGCTTTTTCAGGTTTATCATCAATATTTGATAGATTTGAAACAACAAAATCATAATCATCTTGATTGAATTTTAAAACTAAATTTGTTGTCTTTTGTGGCTTTTCTTCTGTTTCTTCTTCGATTACTTCCTCATCATGCCATAAAGTTAAACCCCAATTATCTAAATCAATAGCATCCCATTCGTTCGCAAGTAAATCAAAGTCCCATGAACCGTTGTTTACATTATCACGTATAATAATTTCACGTTCTTTTTCTTCGGTCAATCCTTCAATTAAATGAGTAGGCACTTTTTCAAGTTTCAAAAACTTTGACGCTTCATATCTTTGATTTCCTCCTAAGATGATAAGTTCTCCAGTTCTATTACTCAAAATCAATGGACGTGCTTCAAAATATTCTGGATTATCTCTAATGGACTGAATGAGTTTAGCCAAATCCTGTTCTTTTATTTGCCTTGGGTTATTATCAAGCTTTCTTAAGTCACTTAGTTTTCTGTATTCCATATTAGAATAGTTATATGATTTTTAGTATAAAAACTTGTTTTTAGCATACACAAATAAAAATAGTACAATTATTGCTAACCATTAAACATAAACAAATACTATAATTTACATTGTGTTATAAAAAATATTTATACAAATATCGAAAAAAATCAACATGATATAGAAATTATTTATAGATTTGTCTTATAATTGTATCGTAAATATAGAAAATATTTATAAATGAAAGATAAAGTACTCCAATTGCTTAAAACTAAGTATTCAAATTTAGGGTTAAGCGTCAAAACATTAGAGGGGTTCGCTGAACAACTCGCTACAAGTATCACAGAAGAATCACAAATTGAAGGGGCTGTACAAGGGGCTGAGTTTTATTTAAAAATTGCACAAGGTGAAGCAGATAGGGCAAGACAAGAAGCAAAAAAGAATAATCCTCCTCAGCAACAACCAACGCCAGAACCACCAAAACAAGAACCAGATACTCCTGAATGGCAAAAAGCTATTAACGCATTAACTCAACAAATAAGTGCATTAACTAGCAAGACAGTTGCAACAAGCAGAAAAGAACAGTACGAAAAAACATTAAAGGATTTGCCAGCTTATATCAAGCAATCTAAATTGAAAGATTTCGAAAGAATGAGTTTCGATACAGACGAAGACTTTAACAGTTATTTAACTGAAATGAGTACAGAAGTTTCTGCAATTAACCAAGAGTTAATTAATTCAGGATTAAAGACAAATGTTCCACAGGGTGAAGCTTCAAAAAAAGTAGAACAGGCTCAAGTCGTAAAAGATATTGAGACATGGGCAAAAGACAAGAAATAATTTTAAATCTTAAATCAAAGACACATGGCATTACAACCAGTTAGAACCTCCGCTAATTACGAAGTTGAGGTTTTTGGTAAAGTGTTTGAAACTGCTTTAGGGGGTTTTGTGCTAGATACTGCAATCTTAACCGCAGGTACTGAAATTCAAAGAGGTACATTGATGGGTTACGATGAAGCAACTCGCAAGGCTTATGTTATCAAAACGGCTAAAGTTTATGCAAACGCTACAAACACAGCAACTGATATTCAGGTTGCAAAAGGACATCTGTTTAAAGTAGGTGAATACCTTGCAAGAACAAAAGGAGGCAAAGCTTATGCAATCACTGTTATTGATACAAGTAATGCAAATTATGACGTATTAACAGTAGGTACAACTTTAGGAGTTGCATTGACAGCAGGTGACGGACTATTTCAAAGTTCAGCAACAGGGGCATCAAGTGCAGATTATTACAAAACTCCAAAAGGTTTATTGTTCGCTACAGTGACAGCAGGAAAAGACGATTCTGTTTCTGTTTTAATCCGTGGTACAGTATTGCAAAGACGTACTCCAGTAGTTGCCGACGAAATTAAATTATTGTTGCCTTTAATTGTTTTCTCACAATCATTCTAAAAACCCTAAAGAAAAATGGCATTACAAAGTATTTATGGGGCTTATGCGGAACAATTGCAAGCAGTTATCGACAACTCTAAGGCAATGTTCGCCCCAACATGGTATCAAAACTATTTTGGTTTTGCACCAATTCAACAATCGTTAGATTACACTTCTATTATTGGTCGTCAAAGAATTGAAGCGGCTGCATCTATTGTAGATAGAGACTCAGCGACTCCAGTTAGAAGCCGTCAAGGCATTGAAAAATTGCAAGGTACAATTCCAGCAATTAAAGAAATGTTCAAAATGACGGAAGGGGATTATAGAAATTTCCTTTCAATGCAAGCATTAGGACTTGACGATGCAACAAAGAAAGCACAAATTTTGGACTTCATCTTTGGAGACGTTAAGAAAGTAGGAGAATCAGCACACAAAAGATTAGACATTATGGCATTGCAAGCAGTATCGACAGGTACTATTTCGCTTGACATTAATGTGAATCCTGACGGTTTAGTTTTAGGTTCTGCAATTGATTTGCTAATGCCTTCAACAAACAAGTCTAATGCTTCTGTTTCGTGGGCAACTTCTGCAAGTGCAACACCTATTACAGACATTCAAACAATTGTTAGAAATGCTGGTGATAGAGGAATTATGTTTACAAAGATTCTTATGTCAAAAACTCTTTGGTATAAGTTCCAACTTTGTACTCAGGTACTTAACTCTTTAAAGGATTTTTATTCTTATAAGACTACAAGTGGTATCGCAGTTTCAACTTTAGAGAATGTAAACGGATACTTAGTTGCAAATGGATTCCCTATTATTGAATTAGTTGATTCTCGTGTTGGAGTGGAGAAAGACGGTGTAATTGGTGTTATCTCTCCTTTCGATGAAGATAATGCTTCATTTATTCCTGCTGGTCAATTAGGTTCTATTAAGAATGCAATTGCAATTGAGCAAGTTTCGCCAATTTCAAATGTTTCTTATGGTCAATTTAACCGTGCATTGATTTCCAAGTGGTCAACTAACGAACCTTTTGGAGAATGGACTAAAGTTGAATTAAATGCAATGCCTTCTTTAGAAGCAATTGATTCAATTTTCATCTTAACGGCTGTATATTAATGTTAACGATTAAAGAAATAGTTATAGCAAGGCTTTCTGAATTTTCAGTTAGTCTTGCTACAAATACAATAGATTCTTACATAACTGCTTCTGGAATTGATGGAAGTCAAACTTTCACATTAGAGAATGCTGGTTCTGTGGATTCTATCATGTATCAAATTATTCCTTTAATAATGACATTGCCTAAAATTTCAGAAGGTCAATATTCTCGTGAATATGTAATTTCAGGACTTTTAGCTTATTATAAATCTCTTTGCATCACTTTAGGATTACCAGACAAACTTACCCCACAACCAAAAATTCAAAACGCTTCTAATAGATGGTAAAGCAATATCCATATTTTCTTTATGCTTACCTGACAGGCACAAGCACTCAAGATTCAGTAGGCAATTGGATTGAAACAGGTGGAAGTTGGACTAATATTTCTGTTTGTAGAGATGAAACAAATACAAGAGCTAATCAAATTACATTGCAAGATGAGACGGCTTATGTTTATGAATCGCTAATACAATTACCAGTCAATTGCCAAAAAGTTGAATCTGATATTGAAATAGAGGTGAGAGATTCAGAAGGAAATGTTAGAGTAAAAGGCAAGTGCAGAAGATTTTCAAAAGACCAGTTACATTGTAGATTATGGCTTTAAGAGCAACCTTTAATATGCCAGATATTAATGCTTTAATCGAAAGAAAGAAACAGGCTTTTCATGATTTGCTTATTTTTAGATTAAGGTATCTTGGTGAAGAATGTGTTAAAATAGCAAGAGAAAGAGGTGCATACTTAGACCAAACTGGTAATCTTAGAAGCTCAACTGGTTACGTTATTTCTCACGAAGGTTCAATTATATCAGAAAGTGGGTTTGATTCAGTGAATGGGATAAAACCAAAAGCAGAAAATGGCTCAGAAATTGGGCTTGATTTAGCTAAAAAACTATCTGATAAATATAATTCTGGTTATGCCTTAATTGTGGTCGCTGGAATGGAATACGCTTTATCGGTTGAATCAAAAGGTTACGATGTATTAACTTCTGCTGAATTGTATGCAAAGGATGAGATAAAAGATATTTTGAAAAAAGTAGTTAGCGACGTAGCAAAAATAAAATGAAAACAACCTTTGACGCAATAGATATTATTTATTCAGTTATCAATAACTCAAGTTTAAAAACTGCGGTTAATGGAACAATAAATAAGCTAAAAAGACAAACAGGAAGCACAAAGGAAGATATTGTAATTAACTCAATAGCTTTTAATGATACAAATTTACAAGAAGGAGTATTTAATGTAAATATTTATGTACCTAATATTACAATAAACAGTTCTTCATTGCCAAATACAGTACGATTAAAAGCATTGTCAGAAGAAGCAAAAGAGCTTTTTGAAGAAGTTAGTGGTTCGAATTACAATATTTGGCTTTCTGAACAATTCATTCATGAAGACGTTTCAACTAGCTTTTATTACATCAATTTAAGATTAAAATTAAGATTTTTTGGATAACTAAAAAAATATAAACAATGGCAAAAGTATTCACATACGGCTTAGAATCAATTGAGTTTGGTGATATTGCAACAGACGGTGGAGTTGCAACAACATTCTCAAATAAAGGCTTAACATTCAAAGATTCATTTGAAATTGCAGAGGCCGACCCCGATTTGCAGAAATTTCTTTCAGAGGAAAATGATGACCCTGAAATGATTATTTCAACTCAGGGAGAAAAAGTATATCGTTTTCAATTAATGAATCCCGGTGTTGACGAGTTTGCGTACTTCATGGGTGGTACTGTTGTTACCGGACCTCCAAAAGTTTATGAAGCTCCAGACGTTTCTCCAACGATTGAAAAGTCGGTTAAGATTACACCAAAACAAGGTCACATCTTGACTATTACAAGAGGTCGTATCACTGCAAAAGAGTCAGGTACTTACTCAAAGACTGGTTTAGCAATGTTAGACATTACAATTACAGTAATGAAGCCAACAAAAGCAGGAGAACCAAAATTGACTAAAACAGAACAGTAAAATCAACAAACTAAATTAAAGCCGAAATGAATATTTGTTTCGGCTTTTTTTCTAATATGGA